TTGTCTATTTGCTACGATTAGTTTATTTGTTTTTAAATCAAGTGCAGTTTGTTGGGCGGTGCTTACTGGCTTGTTGGCATCCGATGTGTTATCGCAATTTCCCAAACCGACTGCCGTTTTATTTAAGGTTTGAAATGTCTTATCACCTCTGTAATAATCTGCTGAAGTTGTTGCAGTAATTGTATTTTCTTTACTTGCAGCCAACCCACTATACTGTGAATTAGTTGCATTGTCACCCGTATTCGTTCCACTTGTGTTACCTAGGATTACTAATTGAGCATCGGTAACATATCGCTTATTTGTTGTATCCGCAATATCCGTTGTAGTTGCATCCGCTCCCGCAGTTACAAGCCCTTTTGAATCGTAGGTAATTTTTGTTTTGGTAGAACCAGTTATTGCAGCGTTCCCAGACATTTTCCCATCCAATGCGGATTGAGTAGCCGTAGAAATAGGTTTGTTCAAATCGCTCGTATTATCGCAATTTCCTAAAGATACATCTGTCTTATTCAATACAACATTCCCGACTCTTGCAGCCACCGATTGAACGGGTGCAATAGTTTTTAATTGGGTAATTGTTATTTTATTTGACGTGTTTTCGCTTATATCTACAATATTCAATACATCCGCATTGTCAATCGATGCGATTGCCGTCATTTCGGTAATTTTTATTTCTGCCATATTAATTTGTTACTATGTTTTTATTGTCTTGAGTAATAATTGAAAATCCATTTTGTGTAATCAATTGATTTGGAACCTCGGGGCTTCGAGTAATATTCCCTATCCCTTGTGCCCATAAAGTTCCGTCACAACATTTTCTGGAATAAATTAATTTGTCTTTGCAAAGGCATCCCCTCGAACTACTTTTGGGTGAGGAACGGCTTGGGTTATCAAATTTTTCTCCGTATCTCATTATGTTGATTTTTTCATAATAATTCCCAGCAATAAAGAAAGAAACCAAAATACGATTACAAATCCTCCAATAATTAGATATTTGCCATAATTGGATTCGTTCCGAGGCATATAAATAATTTTAGGAATAGTTATAATTTTTTCACGGAAAATAGTATCCCCTTTAATTTTTTGGTTTACAATAAACCTATCTCGGTATCTTATAATTTGCGTTTTGATGCCCTCCCTTTCAATATTTATAGTATCGATGTCATGCATGACAAATGTATCGATGCCAAATATTGAATCACGGATGACAATAGTATCCCTTACAATAATACTAGAATCCTTAAATATATGAGGATTCTTTTTTATTGCACGTTTAATATGCCATTCAGCCGAGCAACTAGTCAATAGCACTAATACTAATCCCAGACAAATCTGTAATAACTGGTTTGCCTTTTTTAGTCTCTTTGGTTGATTTTTTGTTGTCATCTGGATTGATATTATGTTTTTCTACTGAAATGCCCTCAAATCGCTTTAATATCGATTCTGTGGCAATTATCTGGTCATCATTGGAAATAGAATTGTTGGAATCAATAACTCCGATATAAACCGCCTCCAAATCTGGTTGTGTACTAATTGAACTCCAATATGGATTTTTAGCCACCGCCTCAATATGGCCGTTTATGTCAACTATAAAGTGAAAATTATTTTCCCTTTTTTGCAAATAGCATACTATCGCTTTGGTTATTTTTCTGGATTTCATTTTTTTTAAGTTTAGTATAATAGGTTTTTAATTTGTCCATTTTTTCTTCCTTGGGTTTATAGGACTTTTTTAGATGTTCCATCCGCAATAATTATTTGGGTTAGATGTTGGATATTCCCCGTCATTTTGGTTAGCCGTATATTCTGGGAATAATTGAGGATAATAAGTCAAATAGGAAACGAGCCTTTTACGATAAGTTTCAGCGATGCCTCTTTGACGCTTTACAAGGGTATCGATTTCATTCTTATCTGGTAATTGAGTGTTTTCTGGATTGTTTCTGATTATTCCAGCGTTACTGATTTCGTATCCATGAAACTGCAAAAAATCAGCCATAGCATAATGAATCAAAGTAGGTTGTACATAAGTCAAAACTAGAGTGCTATAATTTCCAGCCAAAGTTGAAAGCCTTACATCAGTCAATATTTTTTGAAAAAGTTGTGTTCCTAAAACCTCTTGTATTTCGATGTCTTGGGCTACTTTTACAAACGGAGTAACCTTGTCAACATCTACGTTTCCATTCAATGAAGTATATTTAAAAATATCCTCATTGGTTACTAATAATACGCTATCGTTTAATGTCATTTTTTGAGCCTCCCTTGGTTTGGCATATTAATTGGTTTAGTTTGAGCCTTCGCCCAGTCTGGTGGAGAAAATGGTACTCCCTTGTCATTTGCCGATGCATTGGAAACCTCGTCATAATTATTCTGAATATCCCTCTTTGTTGAATCTTTTTCTGAATCAGTCAATGGCATAACTTTTCCTCCGTTATTCTGTTTTCGCTTAAAAGTTAATCGCTCCCAATAATGGTGACACGCTACTCCACCCTTGAATTTCCAGATTGAATATGTCGATTTCCCTTTTGGTGCAAATTGTCCATTTATCCCAGCATCGCCCATCTCAATAATGTCCTCCCTACGATAAGTAACCCCTCCGCTTCGAGCACCTACCATTTGTTTGCAAAAATCTCGGCTATTACTAGAAGTTGAATTTGGACCATAGCGATATCGTATTTTGTATATTCCTTTGTCATCAGTACTTTTTTCGTCTGGGTCTGCAAAGGATTGAAAAAATGTATATTGATGTCCGTCTAAAGCCTCATCGTTTACTATTGATGTGTCAATTAATTCCCATTCATTTTCGTTTACAATTTCCCCCTTATCGCCTAAAAATTCCAACCAAGACATTTCGTCATCGCTGGACATCTCGACTCCCTTACGATTAATCCCCATGCTTTCTTTTGGAACGCAATTTGGTACTTTCCGACCATCTTTAATTTTAAAGCCTACCATTTCGTATCCCTCCCAGCACGGGTCCTCCTCCGCAAATGAAAGTTTCTTTTTATCGATTTCTTTTAATTTTCGTTCCGCCCATTCAATTCCACTATCCCCGCCCCAAGCGTCCCACATCAATCCTCCACATCCCTCCTCATAAAGAACATTTTTATTTTCTTGATGTCGACGAAATGATGCCATACGGGCAATTGTATCCCGACTAATATTTTCTTTATTGGCTAATTGGTATGCTCTCTTTTTGCCTACATCCGTTCCACATTCCCCCCAACCATTTTTATCCGCATAGTCAATTGCACTCTGGGCGTTATTAGATGCCGATTCTGGATAGTCATTATAAGTTTCCTCAAATTCAAATCCGTCTTTCCAGAATGATTTACAAATAGTAAACGCTTGTCGTTTTTCAGTTCCCTCTCCTATAATTACCTCCGTGCATCTGTCTAAAAAATTCTCCCTCGATTCTCCAGTTTTTGGTTGGACAAATTCCTCCTTTTTAAAAGACAATGCCATGCCCTCATTTGTAGATTCAATCTCGTCATCGTCCAATGGATTGAGAGGTTTGAAATATAGTTCTAAATTGATGTCCGCCTCGGACAAGATTTGGTTAACCGCCTCAATTACCATTTGCTGGAATGGGCGTATAACCATATTATCAAAAATCTTAATTCCAGTTGTCAACTCATCAGCGTTGGACGAGAATCCGTTGGCAATATTTTTAATACCAAAAATCAATGGGCTTGTAATCCCATGAGCAACTAAAACTTTGTCTTGAGATTCAGTACTTAAAAATTGGTATTGATTATGGGCATCGCTCAAAGGAACTGGAGTTATATCCGCTTTTTGGTCGGCACTATCATTCCATGAAATAACTACCTTTCCAGTAGAACTGCTACCACTAAATTTGTTTAAAATTGCATTCTCAATACTATTCTTATCCTCCGACGAAGGTTCTCCGTTATTGAAGTTGATAAGCATTGAGGGTGCCATACCATTTTTAATGTTATTAATATGGTAATTCGCTATTTCGCATTCCAACTCCGCATATTGTAATCCCCCTTGATAGTCTACTGGACTGAAATAAAAAGAACCAGTTGAATATGGTCGTATTACTAAAATACTTTCAGATGCCTCTGGATTAAATTGAAAATTTGGTATGCGTTTAGGTTCCGCTCTTCGTTTCATATTTGCCCAGTCTGGATAATAATAGTATGCCTCAATTTCGCCCTTATCGTTACATTTTTCTGGGCGTAAAGTTTGTATAGGAAAATGGTAACACTTGGCTAATTTCTTTTTATCCTTACTGCGTACAATCTGGAAACTTCCCATGCCCATCATTTTCAAATCTTGTGCTACATTCCGTAAACATTCGTCTGAAAACATCCTTTTAAATGTAACATAATCTGGTAGGTTTCGGTTGCTTCGCTTCGCCTCCATGCCTTGACCAAAAATCAAATCCGCAATTCCTTTTATGCAACGATTATTTGTAGGGCTACCATGAAACATATCTATGAGATATCCATAGTAATCATTATCGTCGCCATATTCTACCCATGCTTTGTTCTTTTTTTCTACAATGCTGGGACTGGTATAGGTGCTCATTTGAACGACTTTTACATCGCCCTTGGCTTTTTTAATTATAGTGTCATCCATTCTTTTTGATTATTATTGGTTTTTGTCCAAGATTTACGATTTAACAAAATATCTGGGCTATTAGTAACCCATCTATAAACCATTTCGTAATATAAGCGATTTGTGGAATCAAATACTCGAACTGCAAGTTCATCCAGATTATTTGCTATTGTAGATATAGGTGTCAAAGATGGCAAAGTCATGATAACTCCAGAGCCAGAATCCGTATATGTTTGAGTCAATGAAATTTGATTTTTGGTTAATTTATGTACAATTACAATTGTCATTGTTGCATTCGGGAATGCAATCGCTGGATATAAGGTAAGTGTAGTATCGGTTGGTGTAATGTACATATCTAATAAAACGCAAATTATCATTTTTGTTTGAAAAGAAAAAGCCACCCATTATAGGTGGCTCTCTCCAGATATGAAAACAATAAATTAAAAGGGGTTATGCGGGGGTTACATCTGGTGTGAAAATAGTTGACAAACCAGCGTAAGTAATCGAATCCAAAGGTCTTGGAAAAAATCTCTCTTGTGAAGTCAAAGTAATTGCATAAGTTCTTGGGTCGCCTAAATTGGCTCCAAAGTTACCAGCACCAGTATTGGCATCCGCACCAAATTCCTCACCTACTAGCCAGAAGTTATCGTTCCTATCCCAAACAACAACTCTCCATCTGCCTTCTGCAAGATTACGAATGTCCTCGAAATCAGTCATAACTCCAGTTACCGATTTTGGTTTGAAATTTAAAACGAGCGTAGCCTCATACATAGTTGTGCCTCCATTCCTATCGGAAGTAATAG